TGTTGATGGCGAAGGTAACGACTCGTAATTCCATAAAGCAGCGCTTAACGGCAGTTATGCGAAAAGCTGCCGTTCTTTTTACGCTTAAGGAATGAGCGACTATGAGCCAAACAGTCTGGACGACAAACCAAGCTATCATTAATTCACTATATTTGATTGGTGAGCTTGGCGTTGGTGAAACGCCTGACTCATTCATGCTGACCACTGGCATAGAATTGCTTAACGAGATATTAGATAAGTGTGCGTCAGATAGCATCTACATTCCGTTCATCACAACCATAGATCACACATTCACAGTAGGTCAGGCGACCTATTCCATTTCAGATATGGAAGCGGCAGACATTACGGCAGATCGTGTGGTTGATTTGAGTTATGCGACTTACACAGTGCCAACGACTGGCGCTACCAATTTAATTTATCCCATGCGGATAATTAATAAAGCTCAATACTATGGTGTGGTACGGCAAAATGATTTGCTCGCTCGCCCAGGTTTCATATTCCTAAATAAGCAAGCGCAAGAAAGTTTTATCACTGTTTATCCAGCGCCAGATCAAGCCTATCCATTTCAGATTCAAGTAAAAGGCATGATTAATAAGCTTGCCTTGGGTGACTCACTTGGAGAATTACCACCGAACTATTATGGATTCTTGAAATATGCGCTAGGTCGTAAATTCATTGCTTACTATCCATCAGCAAATTGGCCTAAGCAGAATGAGGATGAGTACAACGACTATTACGAAGCATTCAAGCAAGCTAATGAGACAGATTTAACAATACGCCCAAGTGTTGTAATGACTGCGCCTGAGCCTTTCTATTGGCCTAACATATTGAGTTACTAGCCATGCCAATCGCTGATTTTGACATCGTTGGCAGTTATAACAATCAACGCGTAAGCGAGATTGATGCGGAGCGCAGCGTCAACTGCTTTGAATATCAAGACCCATTAGGTAAAAAGAAAAAGACACTCATTGGTACATCAGGATTAATTGATACAGAGATTTTATTTCCAAGTGCTTCAGGTGGATTTCGTGCCGAGTTTGTTTTTGGTGCCAACACTTATCAAGTCATTGGAAATAGATTTTATGTTTTAGATTCCACAGGTATTGTGACTTCATTTGCAACGACATTGACGACATCTACTGGTTATGTGGGGATTGATGCTAATACTTTTCAGGTCATTATTGTCGATGGTGCGAAAGGTTATATTTACGATACCAACGCACTAACATTTGAAGAAATCACAGACACGTCATTCCCCGCAAGCCCTATTGATGTTTGTTATCTTGACGGGTTTTTCATTGTTGCTAATGGCGGCACAAACGAGTTTCAAATGTCATCCTTTGAGCAGGGAATGGTTTGGGGACCTGCTGCTAATAACTTCACGACTAACCATGTAGTTAATAATCAATTAACGATTGGTTCGAGTACTATTGGTGGAACGGCTGACACTGAAGATTATGCAACGGGCGTTCCTGTAACCGTCACAAATAGCGGTGGTTCGCTGCCATCGCCATTGGTAACAGATACGATCTATTATGTAATTAGAATAGATGCGACACACATTGAGCTTGCCACAACCTACGCCGATGCAATCGCTGGGATGGAGATCGCTATTACTGGTGACGGCAGTGGCACCAATACCATTACGAGCGAAGGCCAACTACAACAAGGTGCGATGACCTCTCACCCTGGTACGATTATGGGTTGCCGTACATTGCACCGCCGCGTGTTCTTTTTTAGCCAGTTCTATATTGAGGTTTGGGAAAATGCAGGCGTTGGCACCAATCTCCCAATACGACGCAATAATTCTCTTTTGATTGAATATGGCACGCCAGCAATAGGTAGCATTTCAACTGGTTTTGATACGCTATGCTTCCAGTCTCAGGCTCGCGATGGCTTGGGGCCTGTCATGCAGATATTAGGCACGCAGGCTATTCCAATCAGCACGCGGGCGCTTGATTTCCAATTGGCGCAATACGCCGCAGATAATCAGATATCAGATTGTAGGGCATTTCTGATTAAAGAAAATGGCCTCATTTTCTATCGCATGAATTTTACAGAAGCCAATCACACCTTTGTTTATAACCTGACGCAGAGTAATCCAGAGTCAGATGCAACAAAGTATTGGCACGAAGAGGAAGTTTTAGATGGAGACAGACATCCTGCTCAGACTCACGCTTATTTTAATGGAATCAATTACGTGGGGGATTATGCTAAACCCGTTCTTTATGCCGTTGATAGTGGTACTTATACTAATGCTGGCGAAACAATAAGACGCATGAGGATAACGAAGGCCATTGTGCCAGAAGGTTATCAGCGCATTAGAGTTGATCGTTTGCAAGTCGATTTACTTCAAGGGCAGCCGCAGTCAGAGGATATTGTCTCGACTGAAATTGATTTACTTACTGAAAACAGCCTGATTCTCTTAACTGAATCAGGACTTGATATTTTATTGGAACAAACTAATACGCCAGTCACTACTCAGCCTAGCAGAGCATTGTTTATGTCGGTCTCCAAAGACGGTGGGCAATCGTATGGTTATCGTCAGCGCGCAGAGATGGGACCAGTAGGCCAGCGCACCTATCGAACGCTATATCGCAAAATTGGCGTTACCAAGCGAGGACAGGCATTTGTGACGAAGTTTGAATTTTTCGAGCAACTTCCATTTGTGGTATTGGGAGCTGCTTGGTTTTATGAAGTGTTGCCGGAGTAATTATGGCCAATGACTTTGATCAATTTCCACTCTATGACCCCATTGTTAAAGGGTCAGGTCAATTGAGCGATATATGGTTAGGCGCATTGTCATTTTTTTATCAAACATTGATTAGCTACATCACAGCGGGTGGCATCATCCCGCCAGAGTTAACAACAGCGCAAAGGGATAGTTTAGATAGTCCCATGAATGGACAAATGATATATAATATAACGGCAGACACGATGCAGTATTACAAGGTGAGTTCAAAGACTTGGGTATCGTTCTAACAACTACATAAGGATGTGTAGCTATGGCGGCATCAGGAGCAATGATAGGCGCAGGACAGGCGGCAGGCCAGCAATTAGGCGCTGCGATTCCTGGCTTTTTACAATATCTTTTTGGTCAATCAGACCGTCCCTTCAAAGAAGCAGAGCAAGGCTATACGCCACATTATCGTGAAGCGCGCAACGCTCAAAATCCTTTCTACAATGCAGGTGTACAAGGAATGGGGGATTTCCAGAATTGGCTCTCGACCATGAAAGACCCTAGCGCATTCATTAATCATTTAATGACTGGCTATCAATCATCTCCTTGGGAGCAAATTCAGCAACAGCAAGCACGGCGTGCAGGCATTAATGCCGCATCAGCCAGTGGTTTGGTTGGCTCTACACCTTATCTCCAGCAAGCACAGCAAAATGCTCATAACATTAGTCAGGAAGATATGCAGAATTGGCTTAAGAATGTATTGGGTATTAATGAGGAGTATGGAAAAGGCCAATACGGTTTATATCAAGGCGGTCAGCACGCGGCAGATCAGATCACTGGTCTTGAAAACAATGCTGGCGAAAATTATGCGGCTTTACGTTACGGCCAAGAACAAGGCAGACAATATGACCGCAATTCATTATTTAGCGGCATTGGAAAATTGATCGGGGGATAGTCATGGCGCTTAATTTACCTTTACCAACAATGGATGATACAAGCATCCTAGGGCAAGTAGGCAAGCTTAATGCGTTGCAGAAAAGTAGTGCTGAAGGAAGATATGCTGGCGCAAATGAAAGAGCTAATGCGTTAAGTAAAACAGCCTATGCTCAATACAGACCCGCTGAAATTGCAGCACAGATGATGCTATCGCCTGCTTTCCGTCAATTAGATTCTGGCACACAGAATTCTCTTATTCAGCGTTATGCAGGCTATCTTAATAATCCAATGCAGATGTCAGACATTTTTCCACAAAATGATAATGTATTTAGTATCTTGATGAATTATCTAACTGCTGGACGTTCTCAGCCTACATCTAATCCAATGGCTAGACAACAATCAGGTGGTGCTGCGCCTGTTCAATTAGGCGGCGCTCCTTCTGGCGCTGGTAATGGTAGTAATAATTATGCTTACGATGCTAATGGCAACAATATTAAGTTAAATGACAATGAAGTTAATAATATTGCCCAAAATGGTAATGGCACCATTGGAGCAGGCACGCCAGCCGCAGGACAGGCGGCATCACAAACAACACCCGGTAGCACTGGTGGTTTTGGTCCAGTCGATGCAGCGAACGCACAAGCTGAAGCAGGTAAAACCGCCGTGGTTGGTCAACAACAGAATCAGAATGCTCAAAAATTAGAGACAGATAAACAACTCAATAATCAATCTAGGATTGGTACTCAAGCATTAAAAGCATTAAATGGATGGTACAGGAATTACAAGAAAAGCACCTATCGCGGGCAAAGGGCCGGTTCCTATCCTGCATCCGGTCCAGGGTCAATTCCTACAGGACCAGGTGCTAACTCTTCACCTGAGCAATTGGCTGACAATTACAGTAATCAATATTTGAGTTTACTATCTGGTCTTGGTGATACTCCGGCAGGGCAAACAGATGCAGGACGGGAAATTTTATCAGGCAGCAAAGTTAATAGAGCATTAGATGATGATGCTGCTGACGAGGCTTTTGAATCTCAAAAGGCCAAGATTGAGAGAATGATTAAACAGCAAACTTTCTCTAATAGTTTTTATAAAAACAATCCGGACGGAACTAATGAGCAATTAATTGGTTTAATGAATGAGTATGACAAATATGCGCCTTCATATGATTATGAGAATGGCAAGTCATTACCTGAGAATGATAGCAAGTATACAGATTTTACATCAAAAAAAGCCTTGAAATCTTTTATTGATAATAATGGCGAATATAACCCCTATAAGGGAAAGAAAAGTAGCAATCAAAAAGGAAGTGGAACGAAGGAACAACCTATCGGCGTTATCCATAAAATGAAAAAGTTTAATGGCAAAAATCATGTTCAGGATAAAAGTGGTGGTTGGTGGGAGATAATTTAATGCCTTCAAATTCTCCAACATATAGAAAAGTGACTGACCCTGACACGCTGGCACAGCTTAATAGTGACAGTGTGGGACAAGAATATAGAAAGGTGACTGACCCTGATGTTATTAGGCAATTGAATGGTGATGAGTCATCCAGATCAAAATTTCCATTTGAATTGAAATTGCCAACACCAGAACAAACGGAAAATGTGCAACGTCAGGCAAACGATGTTGCAAAGGGTGCATCACAATCTTTTATCAACACGCCTGAGCAAATAGCCAATGTGTTTGGTAAGCACCTTTACAATCAATTTAATTACGCACCTAAGACTGAGGCAGCAAATACTGGCCGCTTTGTTGGTGATGTTGGTTCATATTTCCTGCCTGGCGGTACATTTAAAGCTGGCGTTAATGTTCTTAAATATATTCCTAAAGCGGCGGCAGCAATCAATGCCATTGAGAAAGGTATTAAGTCTAAACCTATTGTTAATTTTCTCTTACAAGGCGCTAAAAACGCAGGAGAGGCGGCTTTGTTTGAAAAGGCCAAAAATCCCAAAGCCTCAAAAATTGATGTGGCAGAGGCCGGAGGATTGGGCGCAGGCATTCCGGCTGCGGCGCATTTGATGTTCGGTAGTAATCCATTGATTCGTACATTGGCTGGCGCTGCCGTTGGTGGCGCAACTGGTTATAATTATGGCGGCTGGCCAGGCGCACTAGAAGGTGCTGGGCTAGGCATGGCAGCGCCTAACGCGCTAGCTGAAATCGGCATAGGCAAAGCACCCATTGCACATGAAATGCTAACTCGTGAACCTAATCCAATGGCTAGGGCGAGATATGAGGCAGGAGAGCGTATTGGTGATGTGGGAACACCTGCTGAAACATTTGCAGATCGTGGCAAGATGGCTAGGGCGCAAGGACGCATCTCTCATACTGAGGAAGGTGCGGAAGAGATGGCAGCGCAGGGTGAACAGCGCATTGCTAATCAGGAAAATGCTATAAAAAGATTATTAAATACTATTTATCCAAAAGCTAAAGGATACACGGCAGAAACAACTGCTTTATATAAAGAGGCTGGCAAACATAATTTAAGCGAAAATGCTTTTAACGATTTAATGGAAAACCATGTAATAAGTGATGCAGCGAAAGAAGCTGCGGATAGTTCGCTCTATAAGCAAGATTTAAAAGACGTTGGCAAAAATAGTGTTGCTTACTTAGATGTGATAAAGAAAACATTAAGCGATAAAGTAAAATCAGCAAAAGGAAATGCCGCTAGGATTTATAAACAAGCAGAGCAACAAGTAATTGATGCCATTGAAAAGGAAAGTCCAGTATATAAAGAAGCGAGAGCATCGGCGCAAAGAAAAATAGTGCGCGGTGAAATCCAGAAAGCTTTAAAAGGCAAGCCAATTACTGGCCAACATTTTTTCAATAAAATATTAGCAAATAATGATAATTTTGAAGAATTGCTAACTAAACTTAATAATGTTCCAGAAGCCCAACAGCAACTTCGCGACATGAAGCTTGCATGGGAAAACATAGTTGGTATGGATACCACCAGATCAGTGGTTGGCCGTACGGCAGGAAGCACTAATCAAGCGCGTGAGCATTTTACGAAGCTATGGAATGAATTTAAAAATATGTTTGGCGCACCTCGCGATGTGCAGCGAGCGCAATTTATCCATGACCCGAAATGGTGGAATAAGTTTGACGAAGTAATGAAATATAGGGATAAGGTGAAGCGTCGGGACGCACTGGTAGACTTAGTATCTAGAGGTGTTACGGCAACTGGCCTTGAATATCCGTTAAGCAATAAAGCTGATTTAATGGTAGAGGCACCCATATCCAAAAAATAGTGTTTCTTTGATATACAAATAGTAGAATAGCGTTAGCCACAAGGATGTGACGAAATGACGGTAACTTATACAATACAGCCTCAACCACGATGGTATATACCCAATAATCTTGGGTTACCAGCAACAGGTGGCTATATTTTCACCTACCGATCATTGAATAAAAATGAATTTAAGACCGCTTATCAAGACCCAGCGGGTGCTATTCCTTGGACTAACCCTATTCCCATTGATGCTAATGGCACAGAGCTTCCAATCTATTGGAAATTTGATTCTGCCGCCCCCAATGAGCTTTATTATATCCGCGTTTGCAATAGCAATGACCCTGACGATTTGCTATGGGACTTTGATGGCATACCGACGCTAACAGGTGGCGGCGGTGGAACGATTACTACGGTTTATAATTTAACGAATTATGTTGCTAACAATGTGATGTGGGAAAATGACGGCAACTCAGCTAGTCCATTGCCTGCATTTTTAGTTATCGCGCCTGGTGCTCACCAAGGATTGGCAAAAACTGATTCTTTGTATGGTCCAGATATTACATTTGTTAAAACTAATACAACAGCAACAGATCAAATACAGTTTGTTAATTTTACGCTAGGTGATACGCCATTCGCTCCTGACATTACACCTGTTCAATATTGCCGTTATCTTTGCACGAACACTCCATCCGGAGAAACGTACAAATATTTTCAATTTCCCATCACTTCTAAGGTTCAAAATTTAAGCGGAACAGATGTTATTTTCACATTATGGGCAAGATTGCATAGCGGTACAGGTGGCACAACATTAAGATCGCAATTAACACAATTTTACGGTGATGGATTAAAGCCAATTACAGCTGTAACAACCGTTATCCAAGATACTGTTTTAACAAGCGCATGGACTAAAATTGAAGCGACATTCAGCATACCAGATGTTTCTGCACATTCTGCCGACTTGAATGACTGTGGTAATGATGGATTATTTATCCAATTACAAATGCCACTTAATACAGCTTGTGATATTGATTTTACAAAACCATCCATATTTATTGGTGATGTTGCGCCAGAGCAAGAGTATGCAACATATGATCAAATTAATGGCGTTGTAAATTCACCGCGCACAGGTGAATTGATGATCTCCTACATTCCTTTTGCGTCTACGCCTAAAGGATATGTGTACATGAATGATGGGACGATTGGCAGTGCTGGTTCAGGTGCTACCAATCGAGCTAATCTTGATGTGTTCCCACTTTACAATCTGTTATGGAATGCTGTGTCTCAGCCTTCAGCTAATGCGTACGCACCTGTCACGGGTGGATTAGGAACTAGTGCTGCGGCAGACTTTGCTAATAACAAACCAATGACATTGACTAAACAATTAGGCCGTGTGATCGCAGCTTATGGTCAAGGTTCTGGTCTATCAAATTGGGCATTAGGTCAAACGACTGGCGTAGAAACTCATACAATCGGATTAAATGAAATACCAGACCACACTCACAACCCTGCGGCGGGTAATTTTATGATGGATTCTCCTGGTAACTGGACGCGACCTGCACCTAATGGTCAGATGACAGATGCAGATAAAACCGCTGGTATTACTGGTTATGGTGGACAAACAGCATTATCACTTATTCAACCAACGGTGTTTGCTGCTATATATATTAAACTTTAAGGAGCCGATGGAATGGCAAGCCAAGATATTCAGGTAATACCAAAGCTAGATGGAAATTTATTTACGGGTCCCACGAGAATGAGAAGCGGTGTAGGCAGAACACTCAGCGTGACACTCGATCAATATTATGGGGAAAAAATGCGCTGGCTTTATGTTGGCGCAACTGGAAATGTTTCCTATGTTAAATGGGATGGAACGACACAAGTGTTAGTTGGATTGGCGGCAGGAATTTGGCATCCAATCTTATCGCTTGCTATTAATTCAACTGGCACCACAGCTACTAACATTGTTGTTGGTAGTTAATCATTAATCTTTTAAAAGGAGTTTTAAGATGTCAACGACAGAAAGTTTAAACAACTCACCACAACTAGCATCCGTTAGAGTGGTAGCAGTCTCCAATCAATCAGGCACGTATTACAATGGATTTAATAACTCAGGTGTAGGCGCAACATTTACCTATGCAACTGGCGCATTAACAATTGATAGCGTTGTTGTAAACTTAAATGACTACGTATTGTTATCAGGTCAATCCCTTGGCTATCAAAATGGTATTTACCAATGCACACAACAAGGCGCTACTGGTGTTGCTGCAATTCTTACTAGACGCGGTGACTTTCAATGCCGTGAGCAAATTCAAGAAGGCGCGTTTTTATCAGTGGCAGCGGGTACGGTTTATGGCGGTGCGATGTTTACCGTTGTTGAACCATTGCCAGCCGCAATCGGTGTGCCTGTAGTATCGGGTGCGAATAATATTAACTTCGCAACGATTACCGCTGCTGCATCAAGCCTTTATTTGCAGATTGCAAATAACCTGTCTGACTTAAATAGCGTTCCTGCTGCATTGTTAAACATAGGTCTCGGACCAACAGTTATCAATTATGTTTCTGTGCCAATTACTGCCGCTCAGTTTAATGGTATGTATGCAGCACCTAAATTGTTAATTGCAGAACCAGGCGCTAACAAGTTAATTGTTGTTAAGCAGATGGCGCTTGTTATGACCTTTGGCAGTGCTGATTTTGCATCCGGTGGTGTCGTAGCTGCACAATATGACAATACAGTGCATGGCGGTGGTGTGTTGGCTACCAACAGTGAAGCGGCTGCGGATTTCTTTGCTGCTGCAAGCACGACCTTCTTATTTGAAGGTGTAAACGGTAACACGGTTGGCGCTCTTCCTTTCTCAAGCACTGTTAACAAAGGTCTGTATTTGAGTAATGCGACAGGCGCATTCACGACTGGTGATAGCACCTTCGTAGCTCAAATTTGGTATGCAATCATACCAACAGCGTAACCTTAGATGAATCAGTGAGTGATAATCTCACTCACTGATTGTTTATATAAATGGATTTATATAAAGGGATGAATCATGTCAGGGATAAAAATTTCTGCTTTAAACGCAGTGCCATCAGCGCAACTGACAGACGTTGTTCCAGCTGTGCAAAGTGGTGTTACCTACAAAGAATCATTACAACAAAT